TAAAAACAATTTTACCTGTTCCGTTAGGTGTAAAAGTAATATTACCATTAGATGTAGAAACAAAAGCATTTCCATTAACATCTAAATCTCCACCTAGTTGTGGAGTTGTATCTCCAACAATATCAAAAGAAACTGTGCTGTCTAACCAGTTAACTGTATTCGCTGTATGATCTAAAGTTGCTAGGGAAATATCATCTGCACCATCATAATATTTTAAAGTTGGTGTTGTTGCGGAAGTTGTATCTAACCAGATAGTGCCAGATACTGCACCACTAGGTCTTGATGTTCCAGATTGAAAAGAATTTATAGCAGTAAGTGCATTGTTTAAATCAGAACGGAAGGCTGGGAAACCTTGGTTTGCAATGTTCATGTCATGTTGAGCCATATTTACCTTTTAATATCCTTTTGCTAAATAATCAAATGTCTTTGATATAGCACTATTACTAGAATTTTTAAATACTATATTAAAAGAAGTTTCTGATTTACCTGTTATCTCATAAAAATCACCAGTTGCCAAGCCTTGAGCAGAAATACCTATTGCTGGCGTTGTTTTAAATACTGGACTAAATGTTATTGTTGTTCCAGATACGCTTGAAACAATATCATTTCCAGAAATAATACGATCTATCATATCTGATGCTACATTAAGAACTGATACAACAGGCGTTGCCGCATTATTTAAACTTTCTAAAATTAATCTAAATTTAAAATACCTAGCTGTATAATCGCCTATGTTAAAGTTTCTGAAACTAGAGAAAGTGACATTATCATCACTTGTAGCTATTTCTAAATGTGATTGTGCATTAACGGAAGTATCTCCATCAAAGTTAGACGCTTGATCATCAAATAATCCAGCAACGTTATCAAAGAGTCTATCTCTATCATCAGTAGTCTGTGTTATGTTTGCTGTTAATCTAGTTGTTTGTGCTGAACCTAAGTCAATGATATTTGCAAACTCATAAGTGCCTGTTGCGAATACATTGCTATTTGTAGTTCCACCATCAAAAAGTCTAGTCGTAATGTCATCAAAGTTATCGGTAGTGTTGTCATCAAATTGTTCTATCGTGTCTAGTTCTAATGCGTTGTCTACTGCAACAACGTTAGACTTAGTACCTGTAAAGTCTGGATTTTCAACTGCGTTTGCAACATTATTAAAATTACCTATTGCGATAATATCTGTTTTTATAATAGCTTCATTAGATGATAAGTTGCCTAATTTATCTACTGCTTTAATTAGATAAGAACCAACCCTTGCTGGAACTGTAATAGAAGTTGCTGGTCTTGATATTCTTGTAACGATAGGAAAAGAATTTTGCCATTCTGGATTAACAGTATCGCTTGAATAGTTTAAGACATAATAGTTTAAGTCTGCATCTGGTATAGACTTCCAGCTTAAATGTGCATCACTACCTACAATATTAATTGCAAAATCTTCAACATCACTTGGTGGAGCAATCTCTCCAACAATATCTCTAGTTGCTGTTACATAAGTAGATTCAACGCCTAATGAGTTTACTGCTTTAACTCTTACAGTATAATTTTCTCCACTTATAACGTTTAGAACTCTATGGTTTAATTGAACTGTACCTTTTGAATGAACAATAAAATTTGTGTCACTCGTTAATTTATATTCTACTTGATATTCTTTAACAAAAGAATCTGTACTAGCACCAATAGAAATATCCATAGCAACGATAACTGTTCCATCATTGTATGAGATTAAACTATCATCTAATGTTACACTCGCTGGCGGTTGAATACTAAAAGGATTTGGCAACGTTGTATCTGGTATTGTGGCAACTTCTTGCTGTGTTCCAAATGTATAATAACTGTCTTGATGTTCTGATAAAGTTAATTGAACTGTTGAATTAGCATTAATACTCATAGCTTGAACTCTAAAAGGTTTTGCAGAAAAACTTGGAGTAGCGTGAGTTATGTTTACGATATCGCCTATTTGTAAATCGGTGGCTGTTCCGTCTGCTGTGATTGAAACATCTAAACTTGATCTTGATCTACGCAAAATAATTTCAGCCATTTCTTGGGCTTGATAAGGATTAGTTATCATAGAAAAATCAAAACGACCTTCTAATAAAATCCCCCCATCTTCGCTTAAAAGATTTGAGTGTTGATCTGCACTAGCTAAACCTGTTTCATCTACTGGTGGAAATTGAACTTCGTCTGATTGATAATTTTTATCTGGATTAATATAAGAAACGATCACTCTATTATATCGTGAGTTTTTATTTTTAGATGATATTTGTATTCCACCTATGATATTATCTTCGGTTAAATTTATTGCGGCAGAGCCAGTTGTTTCAACTAAAACTTTATATGCTCCAGCAGTATAATTTAAAATACCTCTACAACCTTTTAAAAATTCTTTGACGTTATCAATAGCTTTTTTAGATGTATCTACAACAATATTGCTATCCATTAAATTTATCTGTTCCACCAAATCACCAGAATAAGGCGTTATATCTGTGTCACAAACATCACCAGCAGTTTGCCATTCAGCAAAATTAGAATCAAAATAACTATTGGCTATTCCCATTCCAAATCTAGTATTGCGTAAATAATCTAATAATTGGTAAACTGGATTATCTGAATATTCCCAAGTAGAACTATCATCTTCTCTATGAGTTCCAGAACCACCTGTTTTTGTACTATCCAAATTTGGATTATAAACTTTTTTACCTTTAACAACTGCATTGATTGTAGGAATAGAACCAAAAGCGTCAGAGTTCCATTTAAAACGTAAAGCAAGATATGCTAAACCTCTAAGTCTATGATTAGAACCCCAAGATGATAACGTAGATAAAAGACTTGATGCTGTTTGACTATCAGAACCAAAGTGTGGTTCAACTGTAATTAAACTTTCTGCGGAAGAATCTGGGTCTGGTGCTTTATAATAATTTGAGTCACTAGCATTTACTGTGACTTGCGTATTGTCCGCTAAATCTCCAGACCATGTCACTTCATTATCATTAACGAATATAGATGTAATATCATTTATTTCTCCTTCGCCTAAAACTAAAGCCATATATAAATATTGGTTATCTGTCCCAGATGTTTCTAAAAAAGAAACAATGCCACCTACTTTTCTTGTTCCATAAATTATTGGTATTGTGGCGTTGGCGGATATTTTATTAACTAAAACACCTTTTGCTATTGCATCTTGATTTAAGTCACCATAATCTGGAATTTCTGGAATATCTATTAACCATGAAATAACATTTTCAACAATATCAACAATAACATCAACAATATCCTCTACAATATCTGTAATGGTATCAATAGGATTCCAACCACACATTTATTTTAATCTCCAGTTAGAACCCATATTTTCAAAACCTAATTTTTCAAATAATTTATCTGCTTCTAATTTTGATGTTATAGATAATAAAATAGGATTATTATTTGACACTTGCTTAACACTATCAATTAATTGTTTCATTAATTTATAATTACGAAATTCTTTAACAACATATATTAATTGTATAATCATTGTTTCTTGATCACTCCACCAATAATTTGATTTACAAAATATACAAACACCAATTAATTTATTTGTATCTAAATTTTTAACACAAATTATTTTTCCTCTTTGCAACATTAAATTAATAAAACTACGAACTTTTGTTTCATTTATATCTGGGTAATCTAAATCAATTAAATCTGATTTAAATTGTTTTAATAAAGAATAAATTTCTTCAACATCTTTTTTTTCTGCTTGATAAAAATTACAACTACTCATGTTCTTCCCCATTTAATATCTCTTACTGTTAATGCTGTAAATTCCATTCCTAAATCTCCACTAAAAAATCGTTGTTGCGAATTATTAGAAGTTTGTCTACCACTATGTTTTTCAAATTGACCCCAATGTGATGTAATTGTTAAAACTATACTTGCTGTATCTGTTGTGTCGTTGATTTTAAAATCATCTACTGTTCCGTAATATAATAAAAATGGATCAGCAATTAATGAATTAGAAGTATCTAAATAGCCACGCCAAATTTTTACTTCTTTGTTAATTATGTTTTCATTAAGGGCTACAGCAACATAAGTTTGATCTACAGCAGATAAAGATAATGCTAGAGTATTTTTTGTTGGTTGATTACTTTCACTTACATTTGTTATTCCTCTTAAATGTCCAGAAGCTGTATATGTTTGTGAACTACCAGAAACACTTGATACTAAATCAAAACTACAATTCGTTAAATATACTGGTGTTGCAAATCCTATATAGACTAAAAGAATTGGTCTAACGTTTCCTGTTGCCAATTCTGTTTTGACAGCACTTGTTAATCCTCTTGCCATTAGATACTCTCAATAACATCAAATTCAAAACTAAATAATAAATTTCCAGAACTATCAACTTGGTTCGTTTGGAACTCTTGAAGATCACTATTCAAATGAACTGTGAAAGGTACACTATCATAAGTTACACCTTCATCATCTGCTAGTGCATTATTTAGTGGTGGTTCTATTGTTAGTGTTGATGCATTAGAACTTGGCGTAACATCAGCAACAATCATATAAACTTTAGAATGATTAGCAAACTTTATAAGATCGCCAGCTTTAAAAGAACCAGCAGTATCTCCAGCATGACCATCAACAGCAATCGTTGTATCGCCAGCACTATGAACTCCATTAACTAAAACTGTTCCTGTTTCACTACCCTGTGCGTTTAAATAGCTTGGGAAGGTTATAGTGAAATCTTCTTTCTGTGAGCGTTGTCTTATAATAAATGCTTGTATTGGTGCGAAGTCTTGTCGTGTTTTAAGAGGATAAGAAACTGTAAATGTCCAGCGTTGTCCATCAACTTGTCTACGAAATGTTTTACCGCTATCTGTTGTTGATACCAATGTCTTTTGTTCACTCTTAAAATTAAGTGCATTAAAATCATTACTTGGTAAAGCTCCACTCATACTATTGCCATTTTTCCTTTTTCATTAACAGCACTATTAATCATATTTACAATTAAACCTCTACTGTTAACTAGTAACTCATTAAATCCTCTAGCGTCTACTGTGTTAATATTAAAGTTTACAGTAACAGGTTGACCATTACCCATCTGATT